AATCGATCCAGAGGGTACAGCTCGAACCATTGTAAATACGCTCAATGATTCATTTTATCGTGGCACTGGTGGTGCTGGAAGCTTACAAATAGCATGACTCAATTCAATCCAATTTGGAAAGTAACGATCGGTGGCGTCGAATACACGTCTGCCGTGTTATCGAATCTAACAATTCAATCGGGTCGCGTCAATATTTATGAGCAAGCAAATGCAGGTTATATCAATTTAGAAATCATCAATCTTGAACAAACAAATGTGCCAATCCAAATCAATGATTCGCTTGCGATCCAACTTCAAGATTCGGCAGCTGCTTTTGTGCCCATTTTTGGTGGTTCAGTCGTTGATGTTGCAATATCTATTGCTGAAATTGGAAGTGTTGGATATACACAAAGAATTAAAATTATTGCATTGGGCGCGCTCGCTCGACTTCCAAAAGCATTGACCAACGGCGTACTTCCAAAAGAAGGCGATGGAGATCAAATATATGCAATTCTCAAATCGGTGCTTTTTGATTCATGGCAAGAAGTACCGCAAGCTTTAACATGGGCAATGTATTCTCCAACGACTACTTGGGCAAATGCTCAGAATTCAGGACTTGGTGATATTGATCGCCCAGGAAATTACGAACTTGCTGGCAGATCATCATCTCGAACTGATGTTTATACACTTGTTTCAGCTTTGGCTACATCTGGTCTTGGATATATTTACGAATCTGCAACAGGTCAAATTGGGTACGCCGATTCGACTCATAGAAGTCAATATTTGGCAGCAAATGGGTACGTCGATCTCTCAGCAAATGACGCACTTGGATCAGGCTTGATGATTCAACAGCGTGCGGGCGATGTCCGAAATTCGATTACGCTAAAATATGACGCTACGTCATCGTCTGAAAAATCTGCTGTCAATACGACTTCGGTTGGACTTTATGGCGAACTCGCTCAAATCATTACGACAACACTTCACAATGCGGCAGATGCACAAAGTCAAGCAAATTTTTATCTTAGCTTACGCGCTTATCCGCAATACAATTTCAATTCAATTACTTATGAGCTAACAAATCCAGAAATCAGTGATTCTGATCGAGACAATTTGATCAATGTTTTTATGGGAATGCCCATTTCAATCAGTGATTTGCCGTTAAATATGAGCAGCGGAACATATTTGGGCTTTGTCGAAGGCTGGACATTTCGTGCGCAATATAATCAAATCAGCATCACTTTGAATTTGTCACCAATTTCTTTCTCTTTGCAAGCAATGAGATGGAATGACGTCCCAGTGACAGAAAAATGGAACACAATCAATCCAACATTAGATTGGCAAAATGCCACGATCGTGGCTTAAGGAGAAAACATGACAAATCCAACAAGCAACTTTGGATGGCAGATGCCAACAGTAACCGATCTGGTGACTGATCTGCCAGCTGATTTTGAAGTATTTGGTCAAGCCGTTGACACTTCAATGGCTGATTTGAAGGGTGGCACAACTGGACAAATTTTGTCTAAAGCTACAAATGCAGACATGGATTTTGTCTGGACTTCTGCAAATCCGGGTGACATTACCGCGGTGACTGCGGGAACAGGCATTTCTGGCGGCGGTACATCTGGCGATGTAACCATCACAAACTCGATGGCAACAGCCATAACAACTGCTGGAGATTTAATCAAAGGAACTGGATCAGGAACTTTTAATCGTTTAGGAATTGGCTCAACAGGTCAGGTCTTGACTGTAAGTGGTGGCGCACCTGCATGGGTAACGCCAACATCCGCCGCGCCTGCATCAGCGGCTGCTTATACCGCTCCTGATAGCTTGACGTCATCCACGAGTTACACAAATTTGGGAACTGTTGAAACAGTGACAGTGACAACAGGAACAAAAGTCTTGGTTATGTTCAGCAATACTTCTTACAATCAATCAACGGCAAATTACACATATATGAGTGTAGCGATAAGTGGTGCAACGACTTTGGCGGCTTCAGATGATTGGGCTGTCATCAATTATGGAGACAAGCCATCATCCAGCACTTTTCAACGCATTTTTACCGTAACAGCTGGTTCAAATACTTTTACAATAAAAGCCAGAGTTACTGGATCAACAGGAGCATTTTACACTCGTTCATTATCCGTCATAGATTTGGGGTCATAAAGTGAAAGTTACAAAGAAAATAAATCTTGCGCAATTAGATCAAGAAATAAATGGAGAAGGATTGAACGCTATTTTGGGAACAAATGGCGAAATCGTCGAAGTGACTTTAGCTGAAAACAATTCAGCAACAGAGGCAGATTTAAAAAATGCCATTGAAGCTCACAAAGCGACCAATCCAAATGCCGTCAAAGAAGCTGCACAAGCGAAACTCGCAGCTCTTGGATTAACTATTGAAGAAATTCAAGCAATAGGTTTCTAAATGATTCAAAGTCAAAACGGCTGGATTGCGTCGAAAGATCAATCTGAGATCGGTATTCAAAGCTTCGTGATTGGGGACACGGGGGTCAAGGTGCGATGTGCGAAAGCTGTCGCACCCTTGATCGTTGCATTTTGTAAAGATTTCCATGAGCTAATCGAACCGATCAATGAAGGCAAACTTGATGATTGGGGATACGCTTTTCGCAATGTTCGTGGGTCAAATGACAAGCTTTCAAATCACAGCTCTGGCACGGCGGTCGATCTCAATGCCATTGATCATCCACTGGGCAAATCTGGGACATTCCCAAATGAAAAAGTACCGATGATTCGGGCATTGGCTAAAAAATACGGAATGATTTGGGGCGGTGATTTCAGATCGCGTCCAGATGAGATGCACTTTGAAATAGCCGTAACGCCAGCGAAAGCCGCTGCGTTGATCGGGAGCTTAAAACTAGGAGAAAAGCAATGAAAGACTTCAAAGCTCTTGCAGCTTCATGGCTGCGCTCATTTCTAGCAGCTTCACTAGCCGTTTTCATGGCTGGTGTCACCGATCCAAAGACTATTGCCTACGCTGGAGCAGCTGCTGTTGCACCAGTCGTTTTGCGATATCTGAACCCAAAGGATAAGGATTTCGGCGTCAAATGACTGAGGCAATCACAGCGATCGGACTAATTGCAGCGACCACGGTTTCATCAATAGCAGCTATTTATGCAGCAAAATCAGAAAAAAACTCACGTCCAGTGAGCAACGGTTTTGCAGATGGACTTCGTGCCGATGTACGTGAAATTCGATCGCTGATGATTGACCACTTAAAAGACCACAAATAGGCAATCGACACGCCGAAAACTAGGCGTGAATCTTGAATTTGTCCGATATTGCTGTCACTCTCTGTTTCAGGGAGCGCGACCGTCGCTTCCCGAATCGGGAGCAAAGTAATGAATGAACTATCAATCGTCGTGGCAATGACGCTGGCTGCAATTCTATGGGCAGCGGTTTCATATTCAGTCGGATACAAAGAAGGCGAACGTGTCGGCTTCACCAGAGGTCGTGCTGTTTCACGCCATATTTCATCGTCAAACAAGGCGGTTAAATAAATGGGATTCTTGGACAATTACGAAGGTAACAAGGAGCGCACGGATCGCTGGATCGCCACATTTCCGCTTGGCAGATTAGAAGCTCACATCGTCAATTTCGATGCTGAAAAAGGATCGATTTTGGTACAAGCTAAAGCATGGCGTGACCAGAATGAGATCGAGCCAGCTGGCATTGATTACGCTTTTGGTTATCTTGCAGCCTACAACGCGAACATGAAACGCTGGTTCGTCGAGGACACAGTCACTTCAGCTTTGATGCGCGTCATGGCTTTGGTCATGGGCGGGACTGAAAAGGCAACTCGGGAGACCATGCAACAGGTCGAAACGATGACCACAAAGGTCGCCACAGCTGATCCAAAACAGGAATATGACTATTGGACGACCAAGCATGGGGACGTGCCATCTTTCAAATCTGAGGATGAATTGACGGCGGCTGAAAAGGCACAAACGATTGGCGGAGCGATCCAAGAAGTCACGTCTCAGCTTGGCGGTGAGATGCTTGCAGAAGCTCCACAATGCCAGCACGGGCATCGCGTTTGGCGTGAAGGCGTATCGGCTAAGACTGGCAAAGCTTGGGGCAATTACAGTTGCGTAGAGCGAAAGCCAAATC